AATATTGCTCAGGAAATGGAAGAACTTGACCCTGAATCTAAAGCTTGTAAAGAATTAGATTATGAGTATAACTACTTATCAGGACAGTCTATTGTAACCCGTCATTATTTGTCAGTGGCTAATGATAGGATGTCATCATGAATACACTTGAACTAGAACCAAATCTGCAGAAGCAGGTAGACGCTGGGTCCTCTGGGACCGACATTCTGCATGGGTACCTAAAGGTGCTCATGGTAGAGGCTGAGGAGCAACTGGCCTTGGCACAGGAGCAGGAAGACTACACAGAAGAAGCCATTGATTCTATGGAGCGGAAGTACTGGGAAGGTCAATTAGACGCATTAACACATGTATATGGCATGACATATGCATTAGCATTTGCTATAGATGACAGGAGTAAAAACAATGGCTGAATTAGATCTATTAGAAAAGACACGTATGCAAGATGTACATAGAGATATTAATATAATCATTGATAAGATAACTAAACTTGGTGTCTTCCCTCCCCTGGTTTGGGTATGGTCATGGGATGTTGCTATGTCTATCTATACAGACATTCAGGAAGGTGGCGACCCTGACCTATGTGTATCTAAAGATGAAGATGAGATGTGGGAACTATTCTACACTCAGGCGGACAAGAACGGGTTCACACTAGAGTACGGCGCAGAAGACCTATATGAGGCTGTCAGAGATTGGATGATTGACGAAGAGGTCGTAGAATACTATAATGAGGAGGAGGACGAAGATGAAGATGAGTGATGAATTTATCAATGATCAACTAAACAAAGCACAAAAGCTTTTGTGGGGTGGTAGCGAAACAGAGAACATCGAAGCACACAACATCATTGCTAAACTAATTAAAGACAGGATGCCTAATGACGAAGTTTAAAGTATTTGGAGACATGCTCTTCACATTCTTCATGGATGTAGAAGCAGATTCGCCTGATGAGGCATGGGACATTGCTAATAAGGCAGAGACTCATGAATGGACTCAGATTCTAGAAGACAAGACAGTTGAGGTCCACTTCGTTGAAGAAGTTGAAACTGAACTTGAAGACGGGTATCCGTCAATGAATAATGAAATAATCATAACTGAAGGACAAGATTCCTAAAGGCGGTGGGCCTGCAGGAGGGGTATTTACAAATTCCCTAAATTCGTATATAATATACATAACAACTCGATCTAGAAAGGATCAAACAAATGGCAACAAAGCGTGAATATCTAGCAAGCAAGGGCATTACTGTAGGAAAGCGTGGACGTTTTTCATCAGCAGCAAAGCAAGCTCTTTCTGAGGCAGAAAAGCAAGGCGTGAAGTTTACTACAGAGGCACCTACCTCAAAGAAGTAATACAACTTAATAACGGAGGGCTGGCTAAATGTCAGCCCTTCGTGATATAATGGCGGTTCTACGAAAGGCGGAATATGAGAAAACGAACCAAAGTAGATAAAGTAATAGACCAACTGGAAGAAATCCTAAATGACTTCCATTTCCACCCAGCACTAATGGCAAATATAATCACAACTACATATCCACCCTATACACAACAAAAACTAATTGAACTAATCAAGTATATCGAACGGTATCACAATGAGGAAATCCAATTAGATAAAACATGTGGAACCCAACAATACAGTAAATAACTAAATAGGCATAAAGGCAGATTGATGTTTAAATAAACATTGATTTGCCTTTTTTGCTGCCCAAAAGCTGTGCGAATACGGGCAAGAATTCCTATTTACGAGGACATATAAAAAATCCCTGAAATTTCTAGAACTTTCTGCCAAAATGTGCACAAAATAATGTAGAATTAATCTAATATAGATCTAAATGGATCAAAATTTGTCGTGAATTTCGCTAATTTAGAGGGGGCAAATTAGCGTATTTACGAGAGCTCTTGACAAATCCTGGAACATATGGTGGCATATAATGCTATTGACAATATCGAATACATATGCATAGTTATCCACAAGTTTATCCACAACATTATGACATGCCTGTGGATAACGCTCAATTACTCAGTATATATCTAAATAAATATACAGTAGTAATTACTCTAGAATTAATAGTAAATATTCTCCACAATACTCCACTTTACTCCACTATAAAAGCCTTGTAAGGCTCATAGAAGGCAGATATATGGGAGGGGGATGTAGGGATATGGGAGGGGGAATTAAGAAATTTTACTGTATCTCTCAGGGTCTGAGAGGATTGTAGCTAATAGGCCAACTGGAATATCGTGTCCTAATTTGATGTGTTCTCTGATATGAACTATTAAATGTCCATCATCGTAGATCTTCTCAGACATTGAAAATAATGAGTATTCATCTTGAGGTTCATTAAGCCAACATGCTGCACACTCTATATGTCCTTCTATACTGGGGTATATGTATATATCGCTATTGGTGAATCTGCTATATGCCATTGGTTCCCGCCTTTTTTATTCCCAGGCTCCGTATGCGTACTCATGGCTAGTTAGGGATGTCATCCTTGAATAGCCACATGGACATGGTGGTACTTTATGTATCTTGTCTTCTGGCAAGGATGTCTCTATAGACATTAAAGTCTGACATTTTGGACATTTGAACATGTACTTAGACATGGTCTGGTTCTTGATCTACTTCTTCTTTAAAGTCTAGAAAGCCATCCAGATCCATGTAAGCTTCTAAATTATCTAAAAATGCCATTACTTTGACTCCCAATATTCATTGCTATATGTAAATCCTACAATAGCATATCTTGCTGATCCTAATACATCTTTAACTCCATGGCTATATTCCTCTGTTCCAGGAAATACAATTATGGTTCCCCGCTTTGGTTTAAACTCTATTGGCTTATTCTTAAATATCAGTTCCCCGCCTTGGAAATCATCATTTAAGTATATAACAAATCCAGATGTAATCCATCGCTCTGGCGTATCTGGATTATTCTCAAAGTGAAAGATAAAAGCCTGTCTGCCACAACCACAACCATCTATCAGACATGGCTCATTTGGAACATATTTGCTTATTCCAGGGCTGTAGCTATACTTCTGGTTATCATTATCTAAAAGTAATCTAATCTTCTTCTCAATTGGATCAAAATAATCCTTTGCTCCATTGATTAAAACACCAGTGAGTATGTTCTGGTGTGGATCATTTCTTACTAGCTTCCAATCAATCTCTTGATTTAGAACCGCATCCATTTCTTCTTCAGAAAGGAAATTATCAATAAAATATATATTTGGATCTATTTGAGTTTTTCTCAAAGTCGACATATTTATATTTATTCTGCTGTTGGTTCTGTTGGTTCTTCTGCCATATATGGGTTACTTGGTTGAGGAAGAGTATCTTTATTCTCTTCTGTAACCAAAGTAAGCTCTGGGGTACCTTCGCATTTTAGGCATGTAGGAACAATGCCTTCTTCGATTACCTCAAGTGTATTGTTGCCACAAACTAAGCAGCGATATGTAAGTTCCATTAAATTGCCTCCATTTTTGTTAACTTCATTGTCTTATTGTACCATTTCTTCATTTTCATCCCGCAACAGGCCATGTGACCAAAGCTCTGTCATGGTTGTATATCCTACATCATCAAATAGGTAGGTATTGTCCTTTAAAGTCCAACCCCTCCATAATCCATCCTCTTCACACCATGTAAGATTAGTCGAAGGCTCTTTGATAGCCCTATCTACTGCATCATAGAAATGTACCTCTTCAAAGATAGCCTCTCTGAGAGAGGTGAATCTAAATATACGATTAACTAACCAATCAATCATGCTAACTCCTTCTCAATAGCCTTAATAGTTGGGCAGGGATACATTTGACTAAATCCATTACCAGAACATTCTTGACATTGTTCTTCCCATAATTCATCTTCTTCCCCGTCATATGCGCCTGTAAATGCCATAACTGGCTTATGCAGCCCAACAGCTGAATAAAGAGCTGATAAACCCATGCAAGTCAAACATTGATTACATACTTTTGGCTCATTTAAACTATGAACATGTTCAAAGTCTATATTCTCATCACATGATACGATCTTGATTCTATTTACTCTTTCAAGTAATTCATAATGTTTCATTGCAATTCCTTCTCAATAATCTCAATAGTTCTGCATGGATACATATGACCACAACCTTCGCATCCCTTTAAATCTTTGATCTCCCATGGCAAATCCATAGGCTTATGCAATTTAACTATATCCCAAAGAATCTCCCAAGATTTACTTTTATATGAATCATGCCATTCTGCTTCTACTTTTTTATATAGCTCATCATATGTCATCTGATAGCTTTTCTAGTAGTTCCGCATTTTCATTAAATATCTTCTCTAACAACAATTTAAGACGCATTGATCTGTCTGACATAGCATGTTCTTCTAGAACAAATTCTTCGTCAAATTCATTTGAATTCATGTCTCTTCTTTCCGCCGCACTTTTTGCTTCACTAATTGGGGCCAATATTATATAGTATTGACTTTATCTTTAGACCAATGAATATATGATCTAATATAAACAGCTGCATATGCTAATGCGCTGAATATGAATCCGTATTGTTTTGTTGTCAATGCATATGCTATCCACAATGTTTCATTGAATAGGAGTACAAGCCATCCCCATATCGTTTTGCGACCAACAAAGTATATGCCAGCCACACCAATGATTGCAAGTACCCATGACCACATCACTTATTTTCTCTCCACTCATTATCTTTACGGCTGGCGCCCATCATGAATGCTATAAATAAAATTGTGCATAAGGTGTAGCCAGCAACGAATAAAGCCATCTTCACTTAATTCTAACCCTTGTCCATAGACGCTCATGGATGTAATATCCTAAAGCTTCCCAGCCGATGTAAATTAGAGCACCAAGGCTTGCATACTCCCACTCACGAGTAAATAGGTAGATTACACCAGCAACTCCTACAAGATGAAATGTTTCCCAACTTGCAGTCTTAAGTAATGTTCTTTTTGTTGATTCCATTTTTTCTCCATCTATGATGAAAGACCTACTTGCAAATGATCTTTGCAAACAGATATAACACCTTCTTCTGAATAGTCCCAGTAAACACCATGTTCTGGGCAATAGTAACACATAGCTGTGTCTTCCTTTTTACTCATCAAGATCTAAGTCCAAAGTAATTAGTTTTTCCGTTTTATAGAATCCAAGTTCCGCTCTCTTTAGATAATCAAGTGCTCTGGTCAAAGACTCAATGTCATCTCCCAGCATGCCAATAGCATTATTACATACCTGGCATAGCCATCCCCTAAACTCATTAGTCTTATGACAATGGTCTAAAGACAGGTTAGCAGTAGTCTTTCCACAGTTATCGCATGGAGTTCCGATTGGTCTCTTTGATCCATAAACTTTCTTTAAGCTTTTCTCGCCAAGCCTTTCGTTTTTGTTGCAAGGCCTACACATATTTTTTCTATAAACTTTCTTAACAGATCTAGTAGTCATCTCAAAGTCTTGAATGTTTTTTTCTTCAAGGCATATTCTACAGACACGAGTCTTGCTTGTGTCTTCGTATGGGCCATCGACTTCTTTATGATCCTGAATAGAATCAGGTTCGAATAAAAATGTTGGCATAACTACCTCCAAATCTCTAAGTTGTTTACATCCATTATATCATTTTCTTGAAGAAAAATGTGGTTATTTTTAAAAATATTTGAGAATTTATTGTAGTCAAAGTATCCTTTACTATTTAAAGATTGAACCTCTATAACTTTAACTGTGTTCTGTGACAGAATAGTATTTAGAATATTTGTACCGTTGTACCCAGCTATTTCTGAGGATTCATTTATAATCTTATACTGGTCAATGAATGACATACCCTCAAAAGAAACAATATCAAATCCATTCCTCTTAAACATATCTTCAACTATTAACTCATTTTCAAAAATTCTATGAAAATTCTCTTCATCTTGGTTATCTTTAAATAACCTGCTTGCTTGTATTCTGCTTATATATGTCTTCTTATCTTTAAATTCAATCTTATACTGATGCTTCAAGTTACTCTTAAGCTGATTAATCCCCTCTATAACCCACCTTTTATCAGTGTATGCCTTTGAGTAGTCTCTACTACCGTCACCAAAGTAATAATCAAGATAAAGTTCTGGGTCTTCCTTGTAAAGTTCAAGAAGGTCTAAGTCATCTCCTATAAAAGTAAAACACTTTTCAATCTCTAAATTCATGGTTTGTCCATAAAAAAAGCTTCTGTTGTTATATATTAAACTGATGTCTTTAAAGTATTCAAAATTGCTTTTATCATCATAAATAAACTGCCTATTGTCAAACCTTTTATTATCAAGAAAAGATAAAAAACTTTGAGGATCAGAATTTACTTGACCAGAACTTAGTTCTTCATGAATAGGATACTGTACAACGAAAATTTGAACATCTAAGTTATCTATAATAGATTTACTATACTCTGCCAAAGAAACATTGTCCAATAGCATGTGAAAATACTTATTTGAAAAAAAGATTGGAAGTACATTACCACTTAAAAACTCTTTTTCTTTATTAATTGAGGACTTAGATTTTATCTGTAAATTATCAAAGACAGCAAAGTAATGATTGTCTATCTTAATTAATGTATGATCTTGAAACTTAAGATCTAAATCTTTTTTGATGTCATCTTTAGAGATATTTCTCAAAGGCTGTGCTCCTTTAAATGTCTAGATAATGTGTCATGACCAAAGATTCCCCACCTAAGTTCAATCTCTTTTTTGCATATATCACAAATTACATATCTGCCCATCTGTAAAGTATACAATAATTAGCTATAGGCGTCAATAGACATAAATATCCCCACCAATCTATAAAGATAGAAAGGTGGGGAATTATTTATACCTTCTTAGGTCTTGTCTTCTTTGGTACTATTGAGGTTTCTCTACGAATGCCATGCTTGTTGGTATCTATTTTTGTTGGTGGCCTCTGATTTATACCAGATTTAAATTTACCTTGAGTTGGGTTTTTTCTTGTCGCTTCTTGTGATGTAACCGCTCCAGATGGTGAGCTATTTGGAGGAGTATCCATACCTGTTCCGTTACTCATTAATAAATTGTCTTGTCTGCTCAGGAGTTGCAGTCATGTTTAGTGTCAATCCTGCTTCTCCATCTCTTGAAACATCAAGAATGCCTCCAGGAATGCTATCCATTCCCTTTTCGCTTCCAAATGCTTCGCAACCGCATTCTACGCACATGATTACTTACCGCCGTTGCCAAGTCCTGAGCCATCTTGTGATGACTTATCTGTTGCTGGGAAGGCTGCTGCTGGATCTGCTGCGTACTGCTCTCCAATTGTGTGCTGTGCTACTGGCTTTACATCGTTGAATCCAGTTAGATTAATTCCGTCCATTTTATTTCTCCTATAGGTTGTTTAATTTAGATGGTTCTAGAAGGCCACCTATAAAGATATTATAGCATTTATAAGTCAAAAAGGTGGCCTAAGCCACCCCTTTGAATATTATATCTTATACTTAGTATGCCAGCAATTTTCGCAAATTACGATATATTTAGTCTCCGTGCTTGTTATTCTGGTTGCTTCGTTTTTGCAATCCTTAATCTCGCACCGCTCTTTAGATTCCATTACTTTGCGTTATTAGCCTTTACACGGCTATAGCCAGTCTTCTTTTTATTCATAGATCCTGGTGCCTTCCCCGCTGGATTTTTCCAATTGCTTCTACGGATTTCTAAAGACTTAGCAATCTTGTCATGATGCTTTGCCATTACTTCTTCTTTGTCACTGTCTTCTTTGCTGGGGCCTTCTTAGCCGTCTTCTTTACTGGAGCCTTCTTTGCTGTCTTCTTAACTGTAGATTTCTTAACTGGCTTCTTCTTAGCAGCAAGATTTTCTTCTGCTTCTAGTTCTTCAAGCTTCTGATTAATAATCTGCTCAACTACTTTTTGATTTTCCAACAGGCTTGAAGGTTTGAAAAAATTTTTAATGTTATCAATAATGTTAGGCATTTCTTTTTTTATCCTCTAATCTTTTTATAACGAAACCTAAAACTTCTTCAGGCTTCCAACTTTCTGGTAATTCTAAATTGTATAAATCAGTAATTAACTGATCAATAATTCTTTTTTCTATATTATGAAAAATATATGATTCCATATTATTAAATATTATATTTAGTATGGTGGGGCGATTTCTCGCCCCACCATAAATAAATTACTTAATCAAAGTAACCTTAGATTTTGGATTCTTAGCATTCCATCTCTTTGCAAGATCATTAAATGACTTCTTTAGAGAAGCAATTGCTACAGCATTGTCCACCATCAATTTGGTAATCTGTGCATCCTTAGCAGCAAGAGCTGCATCAGTTACTAGCTTAAGAGCAGCAGCCTTATCAACTTCAGCCTTTACAGCAGCATCTGCTAGCACCTTAGCATCGGCTAGTGCCTTATCTGAAGCAGCCTTAGCAGTTACTGCATCAGCGTTAGCCTTTACAAGAGCAGCCTCTGCAATTGCCTTATCAGCAAGTGCCTTATCCTTAGCAGCCTTTTCTGCAGCAAGTTCTGATGCAAGATCACGAACTAGAATTTCAGCAAAAGGTGAAAGTGTTGGTGCAGCCAAACCTGGCACTGCAGCAGAGACAGCATCAGAAGATGTTGTTGCTGCAAATGTAATGAGTGATCGTGTTCCATTTACTGGAAGAGTTGCCTTGAATGTAGCAACTCCAAAGTCTGAAAGTGTTGCACCAGTTGATACTGTTGCTGTGTCTAGAGTTGCTGTTGAAGCAAATACTGTTGCAGTAATTGACTTACCAGATACCTTATTACCAAATGCATCTGTTGCTGTTACTGTAATATCCTGCTTTGTTCCAGCAGCACCTGATACAGGCGCAGAAACTGTTAGGTTATTAATTAGTCCAGCAGAACCCTGGACAAAATATGTGAGCGTTACTGGACCATTTGTAATCACAACTGTTCCAACTGCTGTTGTCTTTGTGTAAACATAAAATGTTGCTGTTGTTCCAGTTCCAGTTGCAACTGTCAAAGATGATGATCCTGAAGATGCTCCTACTGGTGCAGCAGATGAATGTAGTGCAGACACAATTGTTGAATTTGTTGAAGTTGCTGTTACGCTTGTTCCAGCAACAACTGTTGCTTCCAACTTGATAACATCAGCGTTATCAATAGTGTTATCTGCTGGTACTGGACGTACGATTGCAGTTGCTAGCGATGTTCCAGCTGTAGCTGGTGCAGCAAATGCCGTACCGTTCCATGTGGTTGCTACTACTGACATGGTGTTAGCACTTGCAGGTGTTGTTACCATTGTGCTCAAAGTCATGGCTGCAACCATGGCTAAAGCGATTTTCTTAAATGACTTCATTTAATTTATTCTCCTTGTTTCCTCTGCCTCGAAATGAGCACAGAATTCTATTCTATTGTACTATATTTAATTTAACTTGGAAAGAGCATGGATCTCCACCCTCATCCCATTCTTTGGCCTCTTCATCTGTAAGAGGTGGTCCATCGTGTGTATTACAAAATACATCAGAAACCCATCCTCTTTCATAGCCGTTCTTAATCCATATTTCAAACTCTAAAAAATCTGAGTCGTCTAGATCCATTCCTGAATCTCCTTGATCATCACGTGTTTAGGCTTTGCTCCAATAACTCTTTTTACTGGTTCACCATTTTTAAATAAAATAGTGGTAGGTAAGCTTGTTACTTCATACTGCAAAGTCTTTTTTGGATTTTCATCCACATTTATCTTACCAAGCCAAACACCAGTTTCAACAGAAACTTCTTCTATAACTGGGCTAAACATTTTGCATGGCCTGCACCATTCAGCCCAAAAGTCTATCATAATAATCTTATGACTTGATATTACTTCTGAGAAGTTTTCGTCTGTTACTATCACAATGCCTCCACATGAGTTGGCCAATAGTAGTTACACTGCTCACAGCATGTATAACCAATCTCTTTATAATCTGCAAAATCACTATAAAACCAATAGTGATCAGGATCCTTTTCAAACAATCTACCCTTGTGAGTATAATGAACCTGCTCTTCTCCAAGCCACCACGGTTTATTTGACTCAAGTCCTAGGAAGTTTTCTTTATATATCTCATCAAATTGGATGTGCGTGGTATTCTTATATCCACGTAGAACTATATCCCTTATGATGGATTCATTGTACAGGAACAACCAATCTTCATGTCCCCGCCACATTTTAACTGCTGGATGATTCTTCCATGCACCTGTTTCGTACATGCCAGCCAATGATTTTAGAATTTGTAGGTTCTCAACGCTCTGCTTAATCAAACGCTTTCGGTCAAGATTTTTAGCTGTAATATTAAAGTCTGCTTCTGGTAGAAATGTTTGCATTGTCATATTCTACTAAATTGATGACTGGGAGTCAATAGGCTAGTTGTCTTTTAATTCTTCAGCAGCAGCGTTAAATTTTTCCATAAACTTCTGAATAACGAAGAACGATGTCTCTCCTGCATTTTTTGACATGGCACGGAATGCCATTTCATTCTTTTCTTCTTCAGGCATAGCTTTAATCCAATGGTTATAAAGATCTACTGAAATCTCTTCTATGATTGATTCAAGTATAGTTAATTGTTTAGTCATTATTATCCGCCTTTTTTTGATACCACTTGCCAGCATCTAAATTAATTTCTGAGGCTGCTTTGCTAAGGTCTTCTCTTTCTAGCATTAAAGAAAGTGACATTGAGAGGTATTGAACCTCATATGACAACCTAACCATTTCTAACTCAAGAAGTCTAAGTCTTTCAGATTTACGCAATTTAGTATTCGCCCTTCGTATCAATAGGAGTTGGGGCAGTGGCTAAACTTCCACAACTTGAGCATTCCATATCAAGAAAATATGTTGCTATTTCAAAATTATCAAAAATAACTTTTACATTAAAAATATTACATCCACATGGACATATGTGCGTTGGTGTTCCACGAAGATCCATTGACTTGTCATAGTTTTTTGGTTTAAGGTCAACTATGTTTTTTGAGCCCTCTTCTTCATCATCTTCATATTCATCATTGATAACAAGGATTCTATTTCTTTCAAGTAGATCTTTGGCTACTCCTAAAGTAAGTAATCCAAACATGAGAGCAGAAAGACGTGAAAACCATTTCATAAACTTATTATACTCTACACTTCTATTATTGTAAAGGGGCCTCTTACGCTCATTATGAACTTGGCCGAAGCTTCTAGGGCTGTTTTAACACGAGTTCTTGGTGTCTTTATATTCTTTGTTGAAAAAAGTGATCCAAGTGCTACTTGCTGTCCGCTTCCTTCTGCAAGATAATCGACATCAGCCTCTGCAATATGAAAGTCGTAGTCCATTGTAAATATTCTACCAGTTCCAGCAACTGCTATTAAGAATACTCCGCCTTCATCACCCTCATCTGTTGCTGTGCCAAATTTTCCGTAACCGTTTTCTTGAAATGTTTGCTTAATTGATTCTACAAACTTTGTACGCATAAACTTATCTAAGTTTTTAAAACCAGCAGTTGGTTTGTATACTGGTGGTACCCATATGTACTGCAAGATCTGACCCATTCTAAATGAGTCAGTAAATCCTATTCCGTATTGACCAACCTTAAATACTTTTGGTGCAGTTATTTGTAATATGAGTCCGCTTTTTTCATCTGATGCTGCAGAGTCTCCACCAAGAAAGACTTTGTTTCCAGCAGATAAAGCAACTATACATGTCATATAGTCTATTGTACTATTTTTAATATTCTGTGTCTATTTCGCTTAATTCAACCATATTTAGCTGGACTAGGGCATTTTCCAGCTCAGACTTAATTTCAATTAGTTCTTGTATAGCATTATAGTACTTGTCTTTCCACTCAGTAAGCTCTTTTTCTAATCTATATAAATCTAATTTAAGATCTTTAATTTCTAACTTAAGGTGGTCCTGCTCTCTTTCAGACTGTCTTACCTTTTCTTTCTTACTGTCGTTAATTCCAGAAATTATTGCTGTTCCCATGCCGCTCAAAATAGCTGCTGCGATTGCCAAAATTACTGCGGTATAATCCATGATAAATTAATTATACCTTATAATGTATCCTAAATTAATAACTCAGAAGCGGAAATATCTTTACCAATATATCTCCTTTTTATAATAAACTCTTTAACAAATTCAGATCCATGAGATCTTGCTGCTAATACAATAACCCATCGTGGCTCAAACTTAGAAGTAATGCAAGTCTCGCACATCAATAAGTTGATGGGTAGCAGAGAAGACTTTTTAGCATTTAGCTTATTCTTTGTTTTGTTACATGAGTAGCAAAGTATTTTTTCCATTAATCATTTTCCTCAAAGTGCATTATTGTAATTTCATCTAGTACGATGAAATCTTCATTGTTCATCATTTCTTCATATTCAACATCATCAATTAAGTACCTAACGGTGGAGGTGTATAGACCCATTTGATCTACAGTTCCGTGTATTTTTTCGTTTGGAACATATACTATATATATCGTTTCAGGATATTCTATCACTAGGCTTTCCCTCCAGTTCGCATCTTACTCCGTAGGACTCAATAATCTTCTTTACCATTTCGACATACTCTATAACCTTCATTTTTGCTGTTCCGTCGTATTGTCTAAAATTATCTTCATACAGTCTAATTGCTATAAATTCTGGATACTGAACAATATTCATCTTGAAATCGTTTACTGGCTTCTTAAGCTCTCTAATCTTGTTAGCCATCTCTTTATTATAAAATACTGGCTTGTTGGGTTCACCAGTCCATTGATTTATTCCATACTTAAAATGGTCTTTGTTTTTATCAATAAACACCTTTACCCCTTAATCTTTTCCAAACTTCCGTCTCTTTATGTAAATTCTTTGTCTTGTCTATGGAACCAGAAGTTAGATAAACTCCACCCCAAACACCATATTCAGAATTATTTACACCAGACTCATAACATATTTTAATGACTGGGCAAGATAGACATGCCTCGTCAATGCTTTTTGATATAGTTGAATCTGTTTCATATTTATCATAAAATAAATTAGTATTCATTCCACGACATACGGCCAGATTAAACCAATCAAAATCATCTTTATCTATACCAAGATCATTTAAAATATTTGACATATTTTTTAGGAAGCTCCCATACTCCAATACTGTTTACAGATATTTTTTCTGACATTCCCCAAGAATTGTTTTTAAATAAACCTTTAATGCTTGTGTATCCTGATGGATCTTTTTTCCATATAATTAGATCATAGTTCTCCCAGTACGGAGATATGTCTTTTGCTCTCTTGATAAAGAGATTTACACCTAATTCGTTAAGCTTTAGCATGCCATCCTTAATGACTAAACCGCAGCATCCCACTACTATAAATTATACAGGAGATACTACGGCTGTGTCAATGCTTATTTGATAAAAGTTCCGTTCCATACGGACTTTTTTACTGGCTCTTCCTTATCCTTTTCATCATAGGACTTTTCAATTGGTACGCAGTTTGGAACCATTCTTCCATTCTTATCTTTCATGCCCTCTTGCTTATATCCAGTCCAGCATGCTTTGGTTAGATTATCCCACTTATCCTCTTCTTCGTTATCTGATTCATACTCTTCGCCATTTTCATCTTTTGACTTTGTTACTGGCCAATTTACTTCATTTTTCATTGGATCTCCTACTGGAGCTGGGTTTGAAGAATTTGAATCCTCAACTTCCATTTCTTCAGAATTGGACTCTTCTTCATCCTCTTCCTCTGGAACCTCCAACATTGATTCAATAGCTTCCGTTAAATGCTCAATAATTGCATACATTTGTTCACGTGTTACTTCTGGGCGTAGAGCCTTTGTAATCTCTTCATCATCTGGAATTTCAATTACCTTATCAATTGGATTTACTGCATCATCAAGGATATCCTTAATTTCATCAAACATTTCTTGTTGTGAGTATGACTTCTTCATATTTTTCTCTCTCTCTACAATTTTTCTTGACCATGAAAATCCTGCATCTCCACCCCATGCCAACCACATAATCTTTCCGTTGGAAGGACTTTCAGAGTTGTCCCAATCTTTACCTTTTTTATCTACCTCATGGCGAGAAAAATAAGAATACATACGCTTAACTGTAGATAAGCTTAGAGTCTCTCCTCTTGACAACTGACCTGCTCTTGTCCAGCCTACTGCTGTTCCAGCGCCTTTTGCTTTACCCTGCTCCTTAAGCTTAATAGCTCTACGAGCAGCAGACTGCATTCCTGATGTTGGTTTGTATCCTTCTTTAGCCATTTGATTTCTCCTTAACGCTAATTACTTTAACATTTTTGACTTCATCATCTACGCCAAAAATATCGTTAGCGTAGTCAATAGCATCTTCAGAAGAAAATGCTTCTACTTCAGCATTAATTTCTATCTTGACGCTATAAATATTCATTTACTATTTACCGCAGGTTGGGCAAACACCATTAGATGCTACTATTGGCTTAGCTGCTCCTCCAGATTTAAACTTAGGGCGACCAAATCCTACAATAGAAACCATTACTCCCGCTTTGTTTTTCTTATAAGCACGTAATTGTTTGCATGTTTCTCCGCCATTTCTTTGGCTTCCCTTTTTATTTGAAGATGTATTTCCTTCGATACACCAAACTGTTCCATCTTCGTTGTCCTCAATAACAATTCCTACATGAGAAACTCTATCGACGCCATCTGAAGGGAAATCAAAATAGGCGATATCTCCTGGCTCTGGATCTGCAATGTCTCCATCGATCCATGCATTAGCTTTTTTAAATGCCGTTACTCCTGCTGGAGTGTAAACTGTATTTGGAATCTTTACGCCACTTTCGTTCCCAACCCAATTAACGAAACTTCCGCACCATGGTTGGAAGTTAGCTTTTGTATAAGCACCGTACTTTGTTTCGTTATCTTTAGGACCTTCAATGTATCCTACTTGAGACTTGGCAACTTGAATTAATCTAGCAGCTGTTCCTTTTGGAGCTTTTGCAGATTCTGCTGGAACTGGAAAGTTATCTGTTGTCATTATTCTTTATCCCAATCTGTATCAACTGGTTGTTCTGCTGGCATTGCACCATCTGGCTTTGCTGCCAAACGTGCCTGTGTTGCATCAATTTCTGCTTCAAGCTTTTTGTCTGCTTGTGTGTTCTTTGCATCCATTTCTTTATTAGCCAACTGTGCTGACATAATATCTTTAGCACCAGATTGACCAATCAATAATCCTGCAAGTGTTCCTGTAATAAATGTAGCAACTGATCCAAGAACATTAAAGAACATCTTGTCGTTCTCAGATTGTGCTCCTACTGGTTGTGTAACAAACAAAAGACCATATAGAATTCCTAGTGATGTGCACAACAAAATTGTTCCAAGTGTAATGCCAAGAATAAACTTTAGTCTAGCATCTAAGTCTTGTGGTGTTAATTTTTCTTTAGCCATTATTTACCTTTGTCTTTTGGTACTCATCCCATGTCGTTTGTCCTACTAGATCTCTGGAGCATGTACCAGTTGTTTCGCAAATTGGAGGATTACATTCTTTTAATTCCCAATTTTCTGGATCTTGGCAGGCATAACGAAAGCTTCCATCATAACCACACGATGTAATTGTGAGGGCTAGCATTAAGCTAGCTAATGAGGCACCTATTTTTCTCATATACATATTATATCATTTACTCTTCTTTTCTCAATGGTATGGTTATTAGCCAAATAGCGGTAGCTACCATGGTAGCTAATCCTACAATTTGCTGTGCCGTTCCAGTAAGAGTTAGCCAGGCAATAAAAAATCCAAGAAGTGTCCAAACCTGTGCAATACTTTCTTTTACTGCCTCCCAGATCCAATTTAAGAATCCTTTAATTATCTTCATTATATCCTCCTAGTCATGGCTGCTGCCACAATATTTCCTGCAATTATCACTGGAATTACTACTTCCTGTGCTTTTTCTCTTTGATCATCTGTCATATCTTTACCCCACTCTGATGGGCTAAATACTTTTTCAAAGTCTATATCCAATATAGCGCCTATTGGATCTGCCAAAAATGCCTCTGTTTGTACCTCTGTAGTGGCATCTGCTAATGTGTAAGGCATGGTTGCTCCTTCGGAAGCTGCCTCTCTGTCTTTAAATTCCACAAATGCAGTTGCTAATTCGGGATTAGATTTCATTGCTTCTGCAATTACTGCGACCTCAGATGACTTAATTCCAAGATCTTCTGCAACTTCAGCCTTTGCTTCATTTGTTAGTGCACTTAATGTTTGACTAACTGCAGCAATTTGTTCTTTAGAAAGTACAACTAGTTTATTATCTTTGCTTGTTAGATTAGCTATAACTCCAGAAAGATCTTCTGAAGTTCCCTCGCCTTTTTCTGGGATAAGTGCTGCTAATTCTTCATCTTTAATCTCAACATTGTCGGTTGGTTCTGGTGTTGGCTCAACCACTGGCTCTTCAGTTGGCTCTGGTTCTGGTGTTGGGTCTACAGTAGGTTCAGGTGTAGGTTCAGGTGTAGGTTCGGGTGTAGGATCTTCTGTAGGCTCTTCTGTAGGCTCAGGAGTTGGTTCTTCTGTTGGCTCTTCAGTTGGCTCTGGGCTTGGTTCAGGTGAAGGCTCAGGACTTGGGTCCTCAGTTGGTTCTGGATCTGGTGTGGTGTCAGGGGAAGGTTCTGGTGTTGGTTCTGGTGTTGGTTGATTTGCTGCTGCTTGTGCTAAAGCACTAGCTATCTCTCTGGCCTTTTGTTCTTCATAGTAACGCCATGCGTTATCAATAGAACTATTTAAATCACTAATAGATTGATCGTATGTAGTTTGTGAATTTATTTTATTTTCATTTGCATGTGTAAGGTTTTGATTTGCAAGTGTGAGGTTTTGATTTGCAAGTGTGAGGTTTGATTGTGAGGTTTGTAAGACTTGAAGTTCTTGATTATAAATAAATAGTTTATCGTTATAAACTTCTTGTGCTGATTGCTGTGAAGCTACAGCAATATTATAAGCATTAATTTGCTCTTGAGTTGCTCCAGATCCAGAAGAAAATGTATTAAGATCACAGCTAAATCCTACACCCCATCCACCAGTATAATCACATCCAGCGCCAGTCCAACCTCCAGGAATTGCCCATCCAAGATGATATGAACCTGGACCTCCGCCGTTGTACCACCATATTTCTACATTTAAAGTTTTATTTTGACTAACATCATATATTGGAGAAAATGGACTCCAAGTAGCTCCTTGCTCACGCCAGTTATTTACTGCAAGATTTCCATCTACATACATTTTAAAACCATCATCTGTATATCCTGCAAAATATGTAGATGTCCAATGTGATGGTACTGTAATTCGTCCAGTAAATTTAACTATAATATTTTCATACCTATTTCCACAAACTGGAAGCTGCATAGAATTTGAATTCCATGTGCCACTACATAAAACTTCATCTGGAGTAGCGCCAGCCTGCGTTCTAACTAAGCTATATACAGTATATTGAAGTCCTTCACCACCAGCACTTTGAATATTATATTGTGCTGTTTGAAGGTTTATATTTGCTATACCAAGGGCATCCTGAGCATTATTTTTATTAGTTAAAGCTAAATCTACTGTGACAGTTTGTCCATCTACTGTTGATTGTGCTAAATTCTTTTGTGCTAAAGCTTCTGTTTCTGCTTCCACCGCATCATCGTATGCAATTGAGGCGCTATCCCTTAATTCTTTTGCAGCAACAGTTGCTTCATATTTATTTTCCGCAATATCTATTAAGGATATAAAATCGTCCTTATAATTTAAATTGTCTACACTATTGTTTAATTTTTGTATTTCTTGAGCAGCTAAGCTTAATGGATCATCGCTATGTGCTGGGGTTATGAAAAGCCAACCAAAGCCTAAAATAGCTGTTAGCGTTAATCTCCATGCTTTAGTCCTAGTCAACTATAACTCCTAAACAAACAGTTTGTTTACTTAGTTAATTATAACATGAAACTATTTAGAACCTATTTCGCTAATCTTAGCTTTAGAAAACTTAAGCATTTTTGCACCTAGCGGAGAGTATCCTAAGTCTGCTGCTTTTTTGCCACAAGTATTTGCCATATAATCAAAAAACTTTTTTACAGATTCGTTATGTAAAGATTTTTCTTTGGACGCTATGCCATATGTAAATGTAGATATGGGATAAGCAAGCTTGTTAACAGTCTTATAGTTTACTTTAACTATACCCTTTTCGTCCATTGAAAAATCGCTTAAGAATACTGATGCTGCAGAAACTGTAGGCTGCATGTACCTTCCAGATTCATTTTGTATTGATGCCATTTTAAGGCCTCTTGCATATGATATTTCGTTATATCCAATAGAACCATTTGTTTGCGTCAAAACCATAGCCACTCCGTAGGATCCAGAAGCACTCATCATAAATGGATTACTACTTATTGATCCAGGAAATGATGAAGAGAAGTTTTTGTTGCCAGCCTTTGCCCATATACTTGGGGCAACGACATTTAAATAAGATGTAAATACTTCTGATGTTCCAGATCCATCTACCCTGTAAGCAACTCTTATTGGGGTAGAAGGTATTTTAGGTTCTTTACCACCAATTAAATTTTCTTTTAAAATTTGAGGGTCATTCCATTTTGTTATTTTTCCAGAAAATATTTTGGCCAATGTATCTGTACTCATCTTTATAGTTACTTTATATCCGTCTAGTCTATAAATTATTCCTATTGGACCAGCAACCAAAGGAACGTAAACAAATTCTTTTGTTGGTCTAACTTCTGATCCAGAGTACGGGACATCTGACATTGCAAAATTTGCTATACCATTTGAAAACATATTTTTTCCAGCTCCAGAACCATTTGGAGAATATGTTACAGAATCTCCACCAGACTTTACAAACTCAACTCTACATCTATCTATAAAGTTGGCAGCAAAAGTAGATCCAGATCCAGTAATAGGTTCTGCGTTTGATGTGTTAATTAAAAAAACATTAGACAATAAGACTAATGTTGCTGTGACTACAATCAGTTTTAGTTTCATATATCAATAATACATCACATAATACTAAAATCATATATAAAATGGTTAACTAAGAATTAAATGCAAGTGAACTTTATTATTTAGGATTATCAGTTTTATAAAATCCGTTACCTTTAAATTGTATACCAAATGATGTGAAATGTCTTACCATATCTGATTCACATTCGACGCATGTGTAACCTGGGTCCTCATCTGTTATAGGTCTGTGCACTGACATTGTTGCGTGTGCATCATCGTATGAGCATTTGTATTCGTATACTGGCATTAAAAATCAACCTTTTCCATCATAGACTCATCAACATCGCATGTTATATTGATTACAACTGAAAACCTTAAGTTGTTATTTTTTGGATACTCCCAATTATGGAATATATCCCCATCAAAAAATAAAGCATGTCCAGCTTTTGGGGTAAATGATTTAAATGTCTCTAGTCCCTTTGGATCTATAACATCTCCAGTGTATCTTTGTCTAAACAAGTTGGTGCTTCCGTCTGAATCATTTGCGTAATACACAAAATTATAATTTTTCTTAACTCTTCTTAAATCTACATGTGGCTCCATTGGCCTATTATCTGTAGATTTAAAAGTAAGGTTTGCTCTACTTCTTAGTATTTCATTTATTACTACTTTGTTTTTATCTGCAAACTTTTTTATTAAAAAATTAACAACATCAGAATTCAGATTGCTATTTAGCATTATGCCAGTATCAGAAAAAGTATCATCTGTTAGACCAGTTACTCCGTCTTTTGCCGTTCTTATGGACGGATGAAAAACATATGGAAGGGTGAATAGATATGAATTTACATAATCCATATCTGTTTTATTTAAGAAATTGTTTGTATATAAGTACATACTAAGCTACTTAATATTTTTTCTTGCTCTAGCCAAAGCATCAAAATCTTTTACTTTGGTTTCCCCCATATATCCCCATGCGTGGCCATCTGCAATCATTTTTTCATTTAATGATATTGATGCCCCGTCAAGGAATACCCAACCTAAAATGCGACCATATTTTTCGGACGAGTCCATTTTTTCTGTTTTAATTACAATTGATTTGGCAGAATCAATTTCATTCTTTAGATAAGCTTTCGCTTCTAGGCCAAGCGCTTTTTCGATCTTGTCAGTTGTTCTGCTCTCTGGAGTATCAATTCCAGCAAGCCTAACTCTTGAGCTAAAAGAAATATCAAATCCGAGGTCAATGTCTACATCGATTGTGTCTCCATCTACAACTTTAGTAACTTTCTTAACATAATACTCAAACATGATTCTCCTTAATATTTAGGAGCAGTTTTTAGACTTGCTCAGGTCTACCCTACGGTAGCCACGAATGGCCCGTAGATTTATTATACACTACTTGATTTTAATTGTTCTAGGCTTTTTATCCTCTGGAACGATGCGGTCTACATTGATACGCAACATTCCGTCTTGGAATTCAGCACCAACTACTTCCATATATTCACCCAATGCAAATGATCTAGTAAACTTTCTTGCAGCAATTCCCTTATGTAGGAATTGATCTTCTCTTTCTCCAATTTCACCCTTAATAATAAGAGTTCCATTGTCTACAGAAACATCAACATCTTTTTTGGAAAATCCAGCAACTGCAAGTTCAACCTGATAAGAATCCTCATCTAGTTTAATTACATTGTATGGTGGATAGGATTGATTTGCTGAGTGTACATGGTTTAAACGATTTAACGTATGGTTAAATCCAATAAAAAAAGGGTCATTAAAAATGGCCCATGGGTCGTTCATCATCATAATTTGCTCCTTTTAAGCGAGTTAATTTATAGGCCCCGTTAAGCAGCCTACGATATATATTATATCAAAACAATATAAAACTTGCAATCTTAAAATTTTTGACTGCGTATGTGGTTTATTTCTATTTGATTAATATTAACGTGTGGTGGCAAAGACGCAACCCATCTAATAGCCTCAGCCATATCATCAGCAGTAATAGCTATTTCTCTTTTTTCAATTTGAGTATCTATGGTTCCTGGGCAGATCTCAGTAATCTTAATATTAAACTCTGGGTACTCAAGTCTCATCGTATCTATTAGCCCACGCTCTCCCCTTTTTGCATTAGTGTAGTTACCTCCAGAACGATAAGGATATTTGCCAGACAAAGATGTAACAAAAACTATAGTAGGGGATTCAGACTTTTTCATATTTGGAACAAAAAGTTGGGACATATACATTGGTGCAACAACATTAATTGAGTAAGCTATATGAAAATTTTCTGGCTTTTCATTTATTAATGATGTGGGGCTAGAACCTCCACCTGCGTTATGTACAAGTAGGTCCAAAGATATATCTTTATATTTATTATGAAAAGCTTTTATTCCATCCATATCTGTTATGTCTAGCTGGAATAGTTCTAGGTTTTCTGACTCAATCTTTTTTAATTCTTGCATATTTCTAGAAACTGCTATCACACGATATCCATTATCAAGTAAACATTTTGCCGTCGCATAACCTACACCTTTACTTGATCCAGTCACTATTGCTGTTTTCAATTTTAAAATCCTAACTCTAATAGGATGCTGTCACATTTTGACAAGAACCCTTCAACATTCTTTTGATTTTCTTTATGTAGTGGAACCATTGATAAAAATAAAGATGCCTCATAAACTCTTAATAAGTTAAGCGATACATCAATTTCATTTAAATAGTCTAAGAATACATTCTTTATTGCATCGTCATTGTAGTTTGAATTGTACAAAATATTTTCATATCCTCCAAGAATACTATGACTTAGCTTTGCTAAATCATAATACTCGTCCATATAGATATCCTTAAAAGAATTTGCTCCTCTTGGATCGATAAACTTTATAATATTAAATTCTTTTATCCATAATATATTAGAAAGACAAAGATCTCCATGTGATATAGTTTTATTCCATACTTTTCTTTCATTCCTATAATATTTATAGGCCATAAATAATCTATCTAGCAACTCGCTATGCATAGAATTTAGTCTATTTTTTGTTTTATGTATAACTAAATACTCTGACTCAAGCATGCAATCAGATTCTTCTAAGTATATGATACTGCATTCTTCTTTAAATTTTTTTACAAGGTCAAACATTTTTTTAAAAGAAGTTAAATCAACCTCACCATTTGCAAGCATCTCTCCAATATTTTTTTTATTAATTTTTTCCATTTCATAGCTTGCAGAAATTTCATCAAACTTTAAGTTATAGGGCTGTACAAACCACCTTTGTAGACTTTTTGGCAGCATGTAGTAGAAATTATATTCTGATCTTAGTTTGTCTACATTTTCAGAGTACTTAGTTAAAGTTATATCATTGCTTATAATCTTATTAAAGTATCTTGAGTTGTAGTGATCTGTATTATAAATTTTTGCTCCTAGTTATTATTATCTACGTCTGGCATTTCGGTTAAAATACCTTTTTCTTTTGCTATTCTTCTGCCTTCTTCGCTTAAAGTTAAAGTGGCTTCAAGATTTTCATCATACTCTACCTCAATATAATCTTGAGTATATAGTTCCATTAAAGTTTTCTCTATATAATCAGTATGAGACTCCCATAATTCTGGCGCTAATTCCTGTGCAGAATCATTTATTGCAAATATTAGCTCTCCGTTTTCATCTACGCCAGCTATCTCTATTACACCTATTTCCATGTAATATTCTAGCCTATCGTTATACTCACTATCTTCCATTTTGCTCCTTGTGCAATAGGTAGGACTCGAACCTACGACGACCAAATTATGAGTTTGGGGCTCTAACCGACTGAGCTACTATTGCCTTAGCATATTGTAGTGTACCGTCGTCGTTCTTGTCAATAGTATCTTCAACTATCTGTTGTACATACTCAGAAAAATGTTTTCTTGTACTGCCAGATGGCCTTGATCCTATCGATATCCAAATATTTCTATACTCAATTACATTTGAAAATGTTGTGGGGCACAATTTAATTCCATGATATTCTTTTAGTACCGTTGGAAGCGGAACATGCTTTCCACAACACTTACATTCTTTTGCAAGCTCTTGATATCTACTCATACTATTTCCATTCCATTTAATACATCAGACAAGTCTTTTGGCATTCTTGGTGGTCTGATTAGATTTAACCTTGTAACATCTTCATTATTTCTTTCTTCACGCCTCATTGAGTCATAGGTATGAATATCTATTTCATCATTATTAGACTTCCTAGTTTTGCTTATTGCATTATATATAGATCCGCAAACGGCATCAGCTAAGTCTTTTGAACCTTTTCTAGGGTGATCCACCTTGTCACGCATAATTTTTAACTGCAGTAATTCATCAACTAAAAGTTTTATATTTGGACCGTTTAATCTTTCTTCTAAGACAATCATAGCCATGTCATCATAATGCTTCTTTGCAACTGAAAGTGTCTCTGTATTAATACCGTACTGTTTTAACTGTTGCATCATATCATGAGAATTCCAGCGGTCAAATGTGCATAGTCTTATATTAAATCCAGCTGATCTAAGTGACAATATGTAGTCTCTTACTTCTGTAAAATCTACAGACTTGTCTGCGGTTGGAGTCCAGTATCTAACTGCATCAACTTCAACAATTGGTGCTGGCTGTGAGTAAGCGTCTGTTACTTTGACATTAACAAATTTACTAACATGAGACATTGCTACTGCACAATGGTCATGCTTTTGTGCAAGGTCAACATGTATAAAGTATTCTTTTTCTGGGTCTGGAACGAACCAGTTTTCCAATCTTCCAAAATCATCTATTGCCAAAGACATGTTGCTAAAAGCCTTTTCAATCTTTTCACGAGACTTAAAGAATGCATCAACAGCTTCTGGTGGCATACATGCAAATCTACTTAATGCGTCAGGCATATTCTTATAAAATTCAACTTTAAAGTCTTCAATTTTTTTAGTAGGATTAACATCCCAAGTCGGCCTCTTTAAAGCATACACCTTTGGAATCTTATAAGATATGATGTTATCTTCTTCCCACTCAACTGTAACTTCGTTGCCATCAGTTCCATCTGGAAGATCGTCAACCATCTTCAGAGTTTTACTCTGCAAGATTGTTTCTTTTTCCGCAATGACTGAGTCATAAAATTTTTGAATTGGATCATTTTTAAAACGAGGAAAAGATAGCAAAATAATCTTTCCGTAATCTGGAAAACGGGATATAACAGAGCCACGATACATGTCGTATATGGCATCAGCAGTTTTTGCTTGATCATGACCTGTAGTATTCTCAGTAGCAAAACCAGAAATTTCGTCAAGGATGACTGCGATTACGTTGTAACCCTCAAATGCTTCACGTTCTGAGTGACCAGAGTATACGTTTACATTCTTATCAAATCTAATCTCTGACGCCTTTGGGTCATATTTTCCTATGAACCATGGTGATCTTTCAATTCTTGTCTTAAAGCCTTTAAAGAAAACGTTATTTGCCTGCTGTGCGTTAACAGCAATATTGATAATATCAATTGTATCTCCAGGAGGCTTTCCATAATAAGTTGCAGGGTCTTTTAAGCACAATAGTAAATATACTATATATGAAACTGAGATAGTAGATGTGTAATCTTTTCCTGAACCCTTTCCTAGCTGTGCAATTATTTCTGTGCAGGTCTGTTTGTATCTAAGACTTCCTTCTTTTTCTCCAAAAAGTTTGATAAGAGTAGACTCTTTATATATCTGAGAACCTTTTTCAATTAATGTATATTGATGCTCTGAAAGTGGTGGTAGACCAAGATAGTCTGGGCTGGTTACAAATGTTTGTAGATCAACTGGACGCTCTTCAAATTCTTCGCCATCAAGAATATCAATAAGATCATTAAAATTAAGATCCACTATTTATCTTCTTCTTGTGAGCATAAGCAATTGCCACATTCACAATTGCTATTTAAAGGTAGTATTTCTCTTCCCATGTTATCAGTCTTTTTTATTTTTTCAGATGACATAATTAAACCGCTGGATCTTCTTCGCTAATTAAAACTGGCTCGACTATGCCAGTTATTTGAGATAATCTTTTTGCAACCTCTATTTTACACTTTGGGCATGATGCAGTTACTTCTTTTAATATCTTGACAAGGATTTCTTGCTTCCGCTCTGTTTCAGCAACTTGGCTTGCTATCTCTTGATTATCTAGAAGTCCAACCTCTTGAAGCATTCCAATTCTTTTGCCTTCAATATCTGCAATTAGTTTTAATGCCGTGGACTTTACGTTTAATTGCCCAGCTTGATCTGCATCTTCTACAGTTTTCCAGGCTTCTTTAATAAGCATCGCATAGTGTTGGTCAGCCCCAGAGATAGCCTCCTTAGCCCTCTCACGAGAGCCAGAATCGTTTCTAACAACCTGCTTCCACTCATCTATGTGTTCAAGTACTTCAGCCCTCTTGAAGCCTGTTAGAGAGGCGATCTGGGTTGGGCTATTTCCTTTAAGTAGTTCTTCAACTACCTTGTTCATGCGATCAAAATGATCAGCTAATTCGATATCCATATAAATACATTATAATCTTAGTTGACTAAAAAATCAAATGGCTTTTGCTTTTGCAATCTTTAGTAGGACTAAATATCCTATTAAATCGTCAATATCATTATCACCAGGATAATCTGTGCCCTTCATTAATCTATTCAGTTTGTCATCAATACGGACATGAAGCTGCTCTCTTGGTCCCGCCTTTGAAAATATACGCACAGGATCAAGGGCTGAATTCCCATAGGAAATATTCTTTTTTATTAGCATCTCTGCAATATCTAAACATTCTCTAATTATTGAATTTCCAGAAGGAGCCTCTGTTGCTATTAGTTGCAAGTCTGTTACCCATGTTTGATAGTTATCTTTATTAGGATAGTCTGTAGCCGCCATTATTTCATCTCCTTGTACAATAGTTTAAGTCCTTCGAAAGTTCCAATATCCATATATTGTCCTCCAGGTAATACTGATCTTACATCAAGACCTTTATCTACCCAATCTTGTATTTGTAAGCCTACGTGTGCAAGAGCTGGATCTATATCTTTAGATAAATTTCTTAACAACATTGTTCCCCACATAAATGGGTAATCACAGTCTGAAACTTTGTCTCTAGACCCAATAACCTTATTTCCGTCTAATTGAATCTGACCTACTCTGCCTTTAATTTCTTCGTGACAATCCCATGTACCAAGAACAATATCTCCATCAGATTCTATCATTTTCTTATAGATATTACTAGTACATCCAACCATATAAGTATCTGGAAGACCAATTAATAAAGTATCGCTATCTCCGCCAGCTAAAAGTTTAACTGCATCTGACATCGTTGAAGGCTCTTTAACAATAATCTTCACATCCATATCCATACTTTGAACCATTGGAACCCATGCTGCTCTTGTGGCAACTCTAACCTCATCACATACTTCAAGCATTTGATTAACATGCCATTTTAAAATTGAGCTATCGTTAGATATTGGCAATGCAAATTTTGCTATCCCACCAATTCTTGTAGCTTTACCAGACGCTGGAAGTACTCCTATAATTGACATTGTAATTCTCCTACTGAACTTGTGATTCGTATTGTGTATCTATGGCAAGAGGGTTCTTGACATTCGGAGGCAAAGTATATACATTGAATATACCCTTTTCCCCTTTTCTAAATATAAACCAATCTGTTGGGTGGTCCATTCCTATATCTTCAACATACTTGCACAACTTTTTAGCACCTTGTTTCGAAATAACATATCCAAGTGTAGACCAGTCTTGATAAGCTTTTGAGATATTATCACTTAAAGCATAAGATGCATTGAATCTTGAGTGCTGGTTACTGTCTACATATATGCTAAAGACATCATAATTTTTAGGTAAACTATTCATAGATATTTGATACCTATTATTAAACGATTCATCTACAATAATATCGTCTTCAAAAACCACAAGCTCATTTAAATCACTTGAGCATAAGTATTTCCATGCCATGTAGTGGCTTCCAAAATTTCCTATCTCTCCTAATTTAAATCCATCCCAAGCAAATTTAAACTCTGGGTTTTCTTTTTTAAATAGTTCTATCTCTCCATCTTTTTTTGCATTTAAAGATTTAATAGATACCTTATTGCCACCTACAATTTGATCTAGAACATCCCTATTATTTTTTCTAGAATCATCTATGTATATTGTATGATAGTTGACAGGATACGTTTTTTTTAATAGATCAGGGTTAGATTTATAGAAAGACTCTACAGACATACAGTCTTCTAAATGTTGCATTCTTCCATAAATCTTGCTAGCAATAGATCTTAATTCCTTATCATGCATTTCATATTTTTCAGAAAAATCATAAAAGTGGTCTAATATCAAGGACAATTCTTGAGATGCTACTGAATGGTCGTAGCTGCTTCCAGCTGGATGATTTAAAACATACTTTCTATCTCTTAGGATTAACTTATTGCTATTTATAATATCAGAACACCAGATCATATCCATGCCCCACCCACTAGTTAGCGTACTCATATCAACTTTACTGGAAAGGTATTCAAAGTATTGTTCAAGCAAGTCTACAACATTTCTGTTTAGAAATACTGCTATGCCATCAGTTTGAATAGATACATTTAATCCAGTATCAAATTCTGACTCTTTTATCTTACAAGAATTCTCACTCCATGGCTCATTTGTTAAGTGGGGAGCATAGGCCCAAACATCATACATTGAAGTTACTTGTTGAGCTCTATTTATAAACTTCATCCAATTATCTGATGATACGTCTCCGCATAGCCAAAACATGTATTCATATGATCTATCAAAATCTTTAACTGCAGCATACAGTTGTCTATAAAATCTAATGTCTCCGACATTCATCCAGTTTTCACGAGGGTATGATCCAGAATTTATAACCTTATGAGGAATATTATTTGTAGTAAATATATCTTCTATTTGAAGAACATTGTTCTCTACTCTATCCCAACTTACAATATATGTAAAAAAATTCATTTAATAATACCAACCTCTTTTAGGCATCTATATATAGTCATAACTGAAACACGGCATTCAGTTGCTATCTCTTCCATTGTTTTTCTTTGAACAACATATCTACGATAAAGCCAGTCCTTATTCTTATACAGCTTCATCGCTCAGTTAAAACCTTATTTGCATAATGAGCAATTCCAAATGAGTCTGCTACATCAAAATCATTTAAAGACAACTTATATTTATTATTAAAGTAATCCACTGTTCTTTGCTTTCTCATAT